CATTAACTTCTCATACATCATCGCATTGTAGAGTGTCTTAACTGCTCTAGAGTCATACACTTGGCTTAGTTCTTCATCGCTAAAACCGACAGATTTGGCATAGGTTCGAATATCTTTCCTAGCTATCTCGGCTTTGGCTTCATCCTTAAACTCAGGAATCATCTCTCTCAGCTTTACTGCTTCTTGTTGCAAATGACTTTGCAGAGCTTGCTGTCTATCAGCTTCTTGCTGTTGAGCAATCTTCTGTTTTTCAGCTCGAACTGCTTGCAGTTGCTTCTCTTTCTCTGACCTTTCAGCTATCTTAATTGCATAACCAATAGGATCTGAGTCCCTTAGTTCTGCTAAGTTTTCCTCGCCTTGATCTTGGGCTAGTAACTTCTCGATAACTTCCAGTCTTTGAGCATAAGTATCTCGCAACTGTTTGGCTTCTTCGATCTTCGCTTTCTCGGCTTCAACAGCCTTGCGAGTCTCAGCTAAAGCCTGAGTTTTCTTTGTGTAATCTTTTGTGCGACTGTAACCTTGTTGAAGCTCCTCTAAGGTGACCTCAATTTCTTCATTGTCTACTTTGACTTTGAATCTTTGTGGTTCTTCGGTTTCTTCTTCTTGGTATTCAGTTTCTTCTGCATTTTCATCTGTGTAGTCCTCTGAACCTTCGTCTGATTCGGCTGAATACTCAACTTCCTCAGATTCCTGTTCTTGTTGGTCTACCTCTGGTTGAGCTTGCGCTTCCTCAGTAGGTGAGTCCATCAAAGACAAAAATGCACTAGCTGCTTCGTTTACACTAACACTTCCATTTGGATTGGTGTTTTCACTCATTGTATTTACCTTTTAGGGTAGTTAAAGAATCTTCCATTTCTTAGCATTAATCTGCTTATCATCTGCGATAGCTTGGATTGATGCCTCGAACTCCTCAATAGCTCTGAGTTTGATTAGGCTTTTCTCTCGAAACTCCACATCATTCTCATTACTATTGAATATGTTGTTTTTATACAACAGTTTTTGGTTTTCCACAAGCTCCATGAAAAACTCATCTGTTAAATAGGTGTTTGCTCTTTCAGCTTTGTTCATAGGACATTCGGTATATTAGCTGTTGGACTTAACTTTGCACCAATTTGCATAGCTTTTAATTGGGCTTCATATTCAAACTCTTGTTGCTTCAGAGCCATCTGTTGTTCAAACTTCTCTCGCTCTAACTGCATCTGAGCTGCTGCTTTCTCTCTAGCCAATTGCATCTCTGCTTGAGCCTTCATCTGGTCAGCTTGGATTTGAGCTTGAACTTGAGCCATATAAGCCTGAACCTGTGGATCTTGTTGCTGTTCCTGTGGTTGAGCAATCTGTTGCAACTGCTCTGGGCTAATCTCTTTGAAGAACTCGCTTGAGTCTTTGAAGCCAGCAGACTCGATAAATCTACCCAAAGTATTGCGATACTGACCTAGGTCTACCAATGGGTTATTAACTCCGATTGTCTTTAGGATTTCTTCTTGCTTACCTAAAACCATAGCAATCATAGTCATCTGCTCTTGTTTGTTACCTGTTCCAAGACCTACATTGATAGACATATCGAACTGGTTAGTCCATTCTCTAGGATCAATAGAGACATATTTGCCTCGTAAGCGAATCACTCTAGCCTTGTCTTGGTACTTGCACAGAAGCTGTAGAATCTTCTGGAACAGGTCTTTTACCCCAGTTTCAGCAAAGATTCGAGCAATCAATTCAATTCTACCTGCTGCTGCTGACTGCATAGCTGCTACTGCTGTCGCTGTAGTGTTTTGTAGAATATCTGGGTTTAAACCTTGTTGAGCATCATTGACACCAGTTCGCTTAGTCTGAACTACATCTAGATACTCAAGTAATGGGAATGACTGTGCAGCAGTAGCTGGAACTGTCAATGGAACTACAGCCTGTGGGTTCTTCATGCGAACCACTCCATTAGCTGTAACGGTTAGCAAGTCATCTAGGTTTACTTGACCTTCAACAACACCCATTCTAGGGCTGTTAGTCATATACATATTGTCTAGAATCTGACGAGTAACAGTAGACTTAATCAACTGAATGTCCATTGAACGGTCTGCCAAGCTATGACCAAAGAACTTGTGTGGCATAGGAATAGGGCAGATTGAGCAGAATGGCACAAAGTCAATCTCTGTATCGTCTAGAATCTCGCTACCTGCATAGACTACCTTGCGGAGTTCTGCAATGCCATCTCCATCCATATCGACCTTGAGATAGCACTCATACACTTCAATATCTTGCATTGCTGGATCGAGTGTGCTGTTATCTACATCAGGGTTCTCACCATTGCTATAGCGAGCAACTCTTTCCTGTGTGTAAGTTAGGTCAGACCAACTTGGTAAGTCATCAACAATCTTCTTGCTAAAGCCCATGCCAATTAACTCTGAGCGAGTAATGAGCCTTCTGTGAGCTACAAACGGAGAATCACCGATAGTACGAGCCTTCTTAGAGATTAAGAACTCCTCTGGTGGGACATTCTCAATAACTACCTTACCTGTCTTGTTGGTCTTTTTGACTGTGACATTGTATGCAAATACAGGAATAATCATACCTGTCATTGGGTCTTGGTAAGACTCTAATTCAATCTGCTCTTGCTTAGATACCTCAATAGAATCATCAGACAAAATCATTGTCAATTCTTCTTCATTAAGGTTCTGGTACTGTTCTTTAGTGACATCTACTACTTCATCCCAGTAGACCTTAACGATACCATTCTTCTGTAACAAGGCATCTTTGAACCAATTGTGCATGATAGTTACACCATCATTGTCTCGGTTCATTACCCAGTTTACATACTCGGTAGCCTGTAAAGCCTTCTGCTCATCATCAAAGGATCTAGGCTCAAAGCGGACAATCTCGTCAGACTGAGTGAATACTCGCAATAATTGTGGCAATGCACCATCAACTACTTCAGCTACTTCACCAGTAACAATCTGAGAGCGACCTTCTACTTCGTTACCATACGGTTCACGATTGTAGTATTCAAGAGCCTTAGAACGCTCATCAGTAGTGTCTGTTTGAATATAGCCGAGAGAGTTGTCAATCTCTGCATCTAGTATTCCTTTGAGTTTTTCTTGATCCATTAGACGATCCATTTAGTGTTAATTTTAAGGGACTTATTCCATTCGTTAGGCTTCTCATCAAGCCCTACTGCCACATACCGCCAAGCATCAGCAGCATGGGAATGTTGGTCATGCAAAGGTTTATCGCTAAACATCTTAGTATCAGGGTCTACAGCATATCTGTAGTGTCTTAAAGCCTGTAATCCTTCAGCGCATCTGTTCTGGTCAAAGTAGCATCTGTTCATTAGCATACGAGCAGAGTTAATACCATCAGCAATGGACAGTTTAGGAGTTATCCTAACTGGTAATCCCATGCCTTCAATAATCTCTTTAGTGCTTCGACCTGTCATATTCTTGTGTTCTGCATCATGGGGTAACCAATGATCCCTATAGGTATAACCCTTATTCTGAAGCACTTGAACATAATGGTCAATGGTTTTCTGACAGTTTTGGTAGAAGTCAATGATTCTTACTTCACCGCCTGATATTGTCTGCACAAACCAAATGGATGTCATATCAGACCAGCCCAAGTCCCAGAAGGTTGAAACAGGTATGGAGCTATCTACTTGCACATCCTTAATTCTGTTTTCTTCTTGAGCCTTTCTTAGCTCATTGGCATAGACTGCGCCATCTAAGACCTGTCTTGTATTACCTTCCCAGACATTGAGATAGGCATCCATATCTCTAGCCTTTAGATCTTCCATCTCATCTCTTAGGACTGATGGAAACCAAGGATTGTCAGAGTAATTAACCTTAACTACTTTGGCATTGCTCGGTGGCACTACTACAAACCGCTTGTAAGTCTCGTCTGTATCTAACTCAGGGTTGAAAGTAATCCAAATCTCTGAGTTTTCTTTACGGATTGTGGGAATCAATACATCCCAGCTAGACTTAGAAGTAGTCTGTGCTTCTTCTACCCAGCAGACATCCACACCTTCAAAAGACTTAATCTTTGTGACATTGTGCTTCAGACCTGCAAACAAGAACTCTGTTCCATTCTTGCCATAAATAGCTGTGTTCTGTACCTCATAGAATGACTCTAGATTGAGCTTTCTAATCTGGTCTGCTAACAAGGCATGAACTGAGTCGCTAATAGAGTTCTGAAACTCTCGAGCGCATAGTATTCTTAATGGCTTCTGTGCGCCTAAAGCTAATAAAGCTATGGCAGCACCCCAAGACTTACCAGAACCTCGACCACCGTAAGCCACCTTGTATCTGTGTGGCTCGAACAAGAAGCTCATCTTCTCTGGTAACTCTAGATTGAGTTCACTCATTCAGGCTTCTTTAAATTGATATTGATGCTAGTTACTGTCTCGATTGCTCCACCATCCAAGCCAGACATCTCTGTAACTTGAATAGCTTTACCATCTACTCGATCCATGATTTCTTTTACAGCCCAAGGTTCTCCATCTTGAGCAGCTTCGACTAGTTTCCTAGCAATCATTCTTAGTTTG